ATACTGTGAAAACACATATTATAATATGACTAAAGAAGAAGTAGTACAACAGTTACTGCTTCTTCCTTTAGTAACTATGTATAGATCTGAATATTATTCTATACCTGGTTTAGGTATAGATGAATGTACTGTCTTTTTAAACTAAATCATTATTAATTTAATTAAACTTATACAACATGAAAAACCTATTATTAGGTATACTGTTAGCGGTTAGCTCAATGGTATACAGTCAAGAAACAGAATTCTTTTCAACTTACGGA